GAGAAACCGCCGCATGATTAGTGGGTTTTTATCAGGTCTTGTTTACGCCAAATGCACCAGCGCCAATTTTTGTCGCCACTGCACCAAACGAATACACACCGACAGTAATTGAACCGTCAGCAGTTGATTCTGCGCGTAACTGGTATGAAGTTCCCTCGTACCATGTGTATGCGTCAGGGTTAATAATCATGATTGAATCGTCAATGTCTGTTGTCGCTGAAGTATTTGCAGTGACATACAGGTCAAGCCCAGCAATGTTTCCGCGCAATGAAGTTGGCGCAACTGCACCACCTGCATTTTGTGGTTGCGAAGCGGTATAAATTGGACGCCCGCCGTCGTTTAGTGTCATTACATTCGACCACTGGCTTGTATTCATAAGAATGTTGCGGGCAAATGGATTTGCAAGGCCAGCAGTTGCAGCATAAACACTTGCTGCGCCACGTGCAACAACACCTAGCAATTCAGCAGCAGTTGGATAAGTTGCAATTGAAGTTGCGTCAGCAGTTGCGCCGGCAACTAGTTGGTCATTGACGTACTTATCCTGCGCCTTAGCCATTGCAGCGACCATGTTGCGTAGTAGTTCGTCGTAGAACAAAGGGCTAGTGCGTGTAAGTAATTCCACGCTAAATTTTTGCTGACCCGCGAACTTCTTGACGTCCACGCTCAAGAAGGCTGAGTTTTGGTCAGTTTCTGAAAACGCTGCGTCTTCTGCTACAACTGCAACTGTTGGTGCAACTGTAATTTTTGGAATCTCAAAAGTCATTCCAGCGTCAGGCAATGCACCGCGAGAAATCGCGTCAATGCTTGGGCGGATTGTTGTTGATAGTCCGTTGATAACTTCAGTTAACTGACGTGTTGGAACAAGTCCAGCGTTGTCTGTTGTGTTGTCTGCTGCCAAAACGTACTGGCGTGCAGTTTCGTCACCTGTTGCAGCAAGAACCTTATTTTCTAGGTACTTTGCAGCAGTAATTTCAATGCGTGGTGTTGACTTCCAACCACCCACTGCGTTTGATTGTGCAGTTACTGACTGTGCGGCTTCGACCGTCTCTACGGCTGAAGCGTCATTGACGGTGTTTTCCACTTCGTCTCCTTCTGTTGTTGGTGTGACTTCAGGTTCAATTGTTGAATCTGAAACTTGTTCTTCTTCGCCTGTTGTTGCTGCGACTTCGGTGACGCGTGATGAACGGATTGCTGGTTCGCTGGTTAATGCAACCCCAGTAAGTTCGCCCTTCAAAATGCGCACTGTTCCGTCTTTAAGTGTTTCATATTCGTCAAAAGAAACTTCAACACTAAATCCGTCTCTCATTCCCGTGCTTGCCTCGATTAAACTGTCATTGCCTGCGGTCGTTTCAATAATTTTAAAAACGGCTTCAATTCCTTTGTCATCTGAAGTCATACTTAAAGTTGACCCAATTCTGCGTGTTCTGTCATGTTCAAGGTTAAGCAAAACTGGTGTTGGTTCAATTGAATTTTTTGCAAACTGCACTTTGCCGATTGAAGCGTTGCCAGTCTCCTCAAATGTAACAATGCGCCCAGTGATTGTGCGACTGTTTGAATCTGCCGCAGTAATTTGCATTGGTGTGATTACTTTTTTCATAGCAGCATATCTTCTTCCTCGCGTATTTCATCAACCGACATTGCGCCGATTCGATTCAGGATTTCGTACACTTGCGCACGCTCGTAAGGATTGCCACGCAAGAAATCATCTAGGTCAAAACGCACTTTGTTGCCTGCTGGTGTGAAATCAGCAAATGACAAGCGTTCTTCAATTATGGACATGTAATTTCTAAAAGCAAAGTCCACAAGGTCACGCCGTTTGTCTAAAGCATTTGAATATGTAAAACTGGACTGTTGTGAATCGGTAAAGTACGCAGGCAAGCCTGAAGCGCGACTAAGTTCAAGCGCAACATAATTTCGGGCTTCATTGAGTTGCAAATTCTTTGGGTCATAACCCATTGTTTCAAGCGTGACGTCCGCATTGAGAAATGCCGTTGAACGCGACGCTCTCGCCGATTTCCAGGCACTTAATAATTTTGAAACGCGGTCTGCTGGCAATGATGTGCCATTTGATTTTAAAACCATTTGTGGCACTGGTTCAACTGCAAAATTCATTGCTGCGCGCTCTAAGGCTGCTGCTGCTCTAATTGTGCGACCTGCACGGCTTAGTAATCCTTCTTGGAATCCCTGAAAGACAACAAGGTTTGCAGGGTCAACGTAAGCACCGTCAATTGCATAAGACGCAATTTCATAACCCATGCCGTTGGTTGTAATTGTTATGCGTTCAGGTGCAATGCGTTCCATTGCGCGGATTTTGCCCGTGTCTGCATACCTGTCCATAACGTAGGCATACGCGCTTGGAAAAAAGAACAAATCGGAAATTATCCACGCCCAAAATGTTGAACCTGGAATTCGTGGGTCAGGCTGGTTAATAACGCGCGGTTGTGTGACCTTCTCGCCTGTTGCTTCATTGCGTGTGTGCATTGGTAGAGACGCAATTGTTTGAATAATTCCTAGGGCGCGCGCTACGGTTGGCACACTCATTGCTTCAGCCCGTGAAGCGGTAACAATTCCTCCGAATAGGAATAAATTCCCTACTTCACTGTAATAAGGTGCAACCGCAGCGGCGTCCACGTTTGTGGCTTCGACTGGAACGGCAGCCTCAACCCGTGGCGTAAATAAATCAAAAAATCCCATGCCCGAATTGTGTCAGGCTTATACGTTCACCCCACCATTATGTCAAGGTCATTCTCTGGGCGTGTCGCAAAGTGGGAAACTAAACTAACTGCCACTGCGCCGCAAACAACGGACGCTGACGCCCTTCTTCCTATAACCCACCCCCCGTCGCCACGACGCAACTGCACCGCCGCCAATACTTCTTCGGAAAGTTGGCTTTGACCCCTATGTTTTAGACGCCCACTGTTAATCGCCGAAAGCATTTCGTCGCAGGCTTGCGGGTAACTTGCGTCCATGTCGTAAATCGGTATGCCAGCAGGTGCAAGGCGCGAAGCAACCGCCCCGCTGGTCTTTCGACTGTAAAGCACATATTCGGTTGGATATTTTCGGGCGTAATCTGCCAATTCGTTGGCAATAGCCTTATCGTCCAATTGCAGTTCATTTGTCCAGGTATGCAGTAATTTGACCACAAACTTTTCGTCCCCAAGTTTTTGCGCCCCAACTAAACTTGCGTGACGTCTATCAGGTGAAAGGTCAATGGCTAACCAGGTGAGTTTGTCAGGGTCAAGGTCAACGGTTTTGTCCAAGCAATTGCCCCAACTGGCCGAATCCACCGCGCTATTTATTGCAACGACCCAACGGCACAACACTTCAGTCATTACGACGTCAGGCGGGTCATTCAAGACGGATTTTATATTGTCAGGGTGAAACAAATAACCCATTGAAGGATTTGAATGCCGTGCGTTTTCAACGCTCATTTCGTCGGTTGGTGCTGACCATTCAAAATAGCCAATATCGTCTTCGACCCCCGCAATGCTCGCAAGCGCCCTATCCCGAAAAGAATTCAGCACAATGGAACTGGAATCGCCCGCATTTGTGTACGCCATGACCATGGGGTTGGCCGCAGCCATAAGGGTGTATCGCAACGACGCAAAACTTTCAATGTCCGTCATTTCGCGCAATTCGTCCAGGTGAATCGTTGACGGCCGTGAAACGCCACGGGCAGCAGAACCACCCGCACGCACAATAAAGCGATTGCCCGCCATTGTCTCGATTTCCTCACCACCATGTTGCCAGCGAATCTTCTTGACTTGTTTTGCCAAGTTGTCATTGCCTTCAATCATTTGAACCATTGCCCTAAATTGTTCAAGTGATGTTGACAAGCGGTGCGCCGAACCAATTTGCAGTTTTTCGTCCCATAGGAAAAGGCCACCCATAATTCTTATCAGTTGCAAAAATGATTTTCCTTGTTGGCGTGCGACAACGATTGTATTTACAGGCGTAGCCCAGCGACCGTCAGGCTTTACTTTGTGTGTGTGAATAAGCGCAAATTTTTGCCATTCCATAAGTTCAATGCCCAGGCTTGCCGCTAAATCAACC